CGTAACGCATTACACCAATACTGCGTCTTAGGTGTGCGGTTACTCGCATCCTTACACTTCGCCTGTGGCAACCCAGCGTGCGGACGGCAAGGTGCGTGCGGGCAAGTATCAGGCTTGAACACCGATACGTTCTTACTATAATACGTCATTCTGTCTTCTGGGGAATACGAGCCCCACAACGACACACACGGCGTATCCAACCCAGCAGCCATGTGGTTGACACTACTATCTGGAGCGACAACAAAGTCAGCCCCGCTGATAATCGGGAACAGCGAGCGCACAGTCTTGGTGCAGTTAAATAAGTCAATCACTCGCGGATGATCCACCTTAAAGTTGTTTGAGTTATCTAGGCCAATAATAACAGCGTGATGTTTGGGATAAGCTTCCAGCAACGCCAGCACCGCCTCCTGCCCCATCGTTGGCGGGTAGGTGCGGGTAGGACCGCTAGACGAAACGTGGTAAGCAAAGAACGGACTAGGCAACGGCCACTTGCCCATCGCCTTTAGCTCTTCATGGTCTGGCTCGATGAGATGCAGAACTGGCTTACAATACTTCGCCATCTTCTTCTCATCCCAAACCCCCATCCACTCGTAGATCCTCTGGTAGCAGTTGCCACCGCCAGTGCCTAGCTTGGTGTTGCCAACCTGACCGCTGAACAAATCATCCGTTGGCAAGTGAGCATCAAATGACCTCCATGCCTCCAGCGATGCAGGCAACGGCCACAGCTTTGCACCCAGCCCAGCGTAGAGAGGCAGGTTGCGAGCAGGAGCGTAAACCTCCACAACCCCACCTGACTCTTGCACCAAGTAGTTGACAAACGCAGTAGCGATGATTGCATCACCAATTGCACCAGCGCGGTAGACGGCTGTTGCACCACCAGCAGCACGGCCTTTGTAGTACGGCTTGATCTCGTGCGGGCAAGGGATTGAATCCTCCCAAGTTGGTCCAGTCAACTCATCAGGCAACATATAGGTGGTGCGCGGGTAGAGCATATTGTCATCGACTTTGTGAATTGAGTTTGAGTTATTTGTCCAGAGTTTCATTTGGTTTTCTCCTCTATAATAAAGAACACAGCAAGGATAGCTGTGACTACTGTGATGACCGCAATGGCAACAAGAAGCTTTCCTATCGCCAGCCCTGCTCCTACAAGAATCCATTCCTTAATTACGTTCATTAGTGTTCCTTTCTATTGTTCCGCTTTACTGCGTCAATCCTTTTTCTTCCTCCAATATCTCCTTCGCTATCAAAACCACCGCATCGACCATCGCAATGATCCTAATAATATCTATTGCGTGACCGTGAGAAGCGCGATCCCTCTCTACTGCAAGCTTGTCGCGTGCCGTGAGAAGGATGTCGCGCCCCCACTTGAGCCTAGCCTTAGACTCGACCAGCATTACGAGCCTGACCGCATCCGAAACTTGCGTGGCGATTTGTTGCTCTTGCCTGCTGCTGACAGTGCTATCGCAATCATCTGCTGACGTGAGCGAGGCTTGCCTCCTGCTCCGCGCTCCTTGCCCTTCTTCTTGTTGTCCATCGCCAACTCGCGCATATTCTTTGATACGTCTTTACCTAGCATATTCTATTCTCCTTATATGTTGTAATAGGGATTAGGCACTGATGGTGCTTGTACCCCGAAGCTTGGGTTCTCACATCTGCGACAATCGCGCAGGTCAAAGTCAAGTATCTCGCCAGTGTTAAGCATAACTGTGAATATCTTGTTATGATCCATCCCGTAATCAGTAACGATAAATGCCAGCCCCTCACCCTTGGGTGTCATCATCCATAGTTCGGGATTGAGTTGGATCACGCTGTCTCCTCACCAACCACATCATCCCATGTGGCCTCTTCTCCATTCCAAACCTGCGATTGCGTCCGCAACCATTTAGGCTTTTCGGATTGAGTTGTGAAGCTTGATTCGCGCCAAAGGACATTGTTACCTGGAACAGCCGTGATCCGTCCATTGTTAAGTGCAATAAAATGGTGTGACTTGGTTTGGCTTGGAGACATAGAGAACCCATCTCCGTAAGGCTCGGCTGTGAATAGGTAGCGACCAACCTCCCAAGTCTTTCTGTTGGCAATCCAAACCTTGCAAGATAAACCCATCAGATAGTCGTACTCAATTGTAGTAAAGTTCCAACCAAAACAATCCCAGCGTTGGGCATCGTTAATATCCCAATCCATAATTGCAATCTCTCCATGAGCCAGAGCGTGTAGTGGCAAGCCTCGGTACAGCGCACCGCACTTGAGCATAACAGTACAACCCCAAGCTCGTCCAGGAATTGCTGTTAGGCCAAACCACACAGCGTCCCCTATGCCTTGCTTCTCGCCATCAGACACAAACTCCATATCGCACTTGACGTACAAATGGCGAGGCAGATTGGCAGCGTGGGTCATTTCCAGCTAGGTCCTGTTAACCAAGCCACCAACACCCAGCGTGTACCCCAGATAGGCGCACGCGCACGATGCTCGATGTAGGACGGGAACCAGCAGCCCGCGCCTTGATCGCGAATAAACCTAGCGTTCTCTAGGTCGGCCTTAACTTGCAAGCCACCGCCTAGGTACTCACTTGGGTCAGACAGATTAACCACCATAGTCATCTTGCGAACTGGTGCTTCCGATGTGTAGGTATCGTAGTGCCACCAAAACTGCTGGAGTGGATTGTACTTTAGAATCTGCAACTGCTGCACCCCTGTAATGTCAAAGCGGTAATGCTCGGCGTTTACGGCCATAGTCAATTCGTTTACGATTGAGTAAAGCCACTTGTAGTGCGGAGCCATCGGAACCCAGCAAGACGAGCAGCTTCTGGCAAACGACCTCCTAGTCGTGCCATCCTTCTTCATTACAGTCGCACGCTTCATCCCAATTACCTCTGCGTCTTGGCGTAGCATCATGCACTGAGTTGGTGTCAACACATAGCGGTCTACGGCAGCCGTTAAAACCTTCTGCTTAAACTCGCTCATTTTACTTCCTCGCAAAGTTCCAGCAATGCTTTGTTTAATGCGTACTCAAAGCAAGCCGTCTTGTCTTTGAGAATGTGTTGCTTGCCAGCTTCGGCTAGAGCCTCGTAAAGATCATCGTCCACATCGACAAAGATTTTTACTGCCTTGTACTCCTCGGTCTTAACCAGCTTAATACTCTTGCCTTTTCTTTTCCTCATAGATCCAGTTCCTTTCTTATGTAATCAATCAGCTTTAAGATGATAAAGCCAGCGCAGTAGATTATCGAAAGAATCAGCCAACTGTAAAGAATAAACCAACTAACCACCCAAACGATGTCTTTAAGCTCCAGTAGGCAAAGCATAGTCATTCTCCTGTAGTTTGCGCAGTAACGTCCGATTGTCGATCTTTACTCCGCTGGCTCTGCACCACCAGCCAACCGTCCCATTCTTAAAATCTCGCAGTAGCTTCTGCACCTCATGGGAGTTCTTGTACTCCAGCGCATCGTTGAGTGGCACGCCTTGATGATCCTTAATGATCTTCATGCCCTTAACCATCCCTCGCTTGCGTAGCATCCGCAGATCACGGATGGCTTGCAGCGCAACCTCTCCAGCCAACTGTTGCAACCTCTCGTCATAATCACCACGACAAAGGTGCGTTGACCTCACCTACCCAACCCCACCAGCTTCGCTTCGTCTTCTTTAATCTGGTTAGCTAACTTAACCAGATCGTTTGATTGCCCTGCGTAATGAATAATCATTGCGTCCTTGTAGCGGTCTAAACCAAAGTGCGACTCCACACTCGTCATGCAATTAAAGGACGGGTCAAGCTCAGTCAGCGGGATGTTCCATAGGTGCGCCATGACATTGAGCCAGGTCTGCTCGGCAAAGTGATTAGGGTGCAGGCCGATTGGGGGCATCGACAAGATACCAACGGCCTTGGTATGAACTACGAACACGCCAGTGTTGACATAGAACTTAGGCTCGATCATCCCGCCGAAAGCCCCAGCCAGCTTAACCATCTCTGGCTTGCGATCCAGATAAGCTCCTTCGTCAAAGGCGCAGAACACCCCAGCGTCATCGGAAAGCTTGGGGCAATCGGCTGTAATCAAAACATCAGCGTCAACGAATGTCACTTGGTCATAGCCCTTAGTGGCCATGATGTTTCCAATGGCAGATTTAGAATACTGCATCGGATGGGTTAGGGGTTTGTCGATTAGAATGAAGTCGCAGTTGTGACGCTTGCAGTACGCCTCCATGCGTGGCCTAGTCAGATCCAGAATCTTTTGCCATTCCTCACCAAACGATTGCGTTACCATTGCTTGTTTCATTTTTTGCCCCTTCCGCTAGGTTTAACTTCTTTCCATACATTAAACTTGTCATCCAGTTCTACCGACCAAAGCATCAGCGTCTTGTATAGTCCGTATCCAAGACCCGTACGCAAAAGCGTACGACTTATTATGTCACCCAAAAAGTAGAGCAGCCATGACAACGCCAGCTTCATTTGTCGCTACAATCGTAGTCTTCCCAGGTGACACTCCTGCAACCCTTGATCGCCTCGTCCCTAGAATCAAAGGTATCATAGTGCGACCAATCCTCTTCTCTGCCTTCGCCAGACTCGTCAATGTAGACCGCCCACTCTGGCTTGCCGTCATCATCAAACTCTTTTTTAATCCACATCATAATCTTGGTACTTCCTTTTTGATTTGTGCTAACACGAATAATGTTCTTACCAGCGCACGCTCCAAGTGGTCAACACTTGTCTCGCCGTTATTATCAGGACAGGGCGTGGATTTATGTAATTGCATCTGCGCTGTGGCCAAGTGACGCACGGCTCTGGCGATATGATAATCGTGAGTAGGCCTATCCTTCTCCAGCCAATCCCCGTAAGCAGACTTATCCGATCCCTTGCCCATCACCCGCCAGATTATCTCGCCAGCAGCATCCCCCATCTCGGCTATGCTAGGCGCAGTCATTTGGCAAGACTCCGATAAACTTGGTCCAGCAATTCCTCTAGCCACAGTACGTCTTGTGGGTCGATCATAGCTTCATCCCAGGAGGTGTGTAGCCCTTAACCCAAGCCCATACTTTCTGCATAGCGCAGAAAGCAATGCCAGCTTGGTAGAGTTCGTCTTCGTCCCACACCTTCGTTGTCAGCTTGGTAGCATCGTTTGATGCTAGGACCACCGACACGCAGGCGCACTGAGGATTCTCGCTTGCGGCTCGGTATGCCCAAAGCTGGGCGCAATCTGTATCGTAGAATGGATCGTACTTAGGGTTTACCTTGCGGTTCTTCAGGTCGATCATTGCATCACCAACACCCTTCATTCTTACATAGGCATCGGATCTTCCAGCATAACCAGCACCGACCAAACCTTTTTCACACCAGTAGGTTTTCTCGACATTTGCATCGGCCCACTTCTTAAAGGTTTCGATATACGGAGCAAGTGTTTCATCTGTGGATACGGCTCTTCCCAAGAGGATGTTCTCCATACATTCGTGCATTCTCGTGCCATGCTCCGCTGCTTTGGTTGTAGACTCTTTGCTGTCCTTAACGACTCTGCGTGCGTAGGTTTCGAGCGTTTCATCTGCCTCCTTCGGAAGCGTTAGCGAGGACATAATAGCCTGCTCAATCTTCCATGCCGTCAATTGCGGCTTATCCATAATGCCAAGCACGCTGGTTACGGATGGGTACAATCCCATCTGGCGCGCATCGGCTACGGTTGTGTTTCTTTCTTTTCCGTTCTTGCCAATCACAACGTGGGCAGATTCACCCTCGGCTGTGTACCAATGTCCCGCCTGGTCAGTAGCGACCAGACGGGAATTGGTAGGCTCTTTCGCTGTGATTGTAAGAGCCATTACAATTAGAACGGCATTGCGTTGCCGTCTGCGTCAACCTCGGCCTTAATAGCCGTAGACTTGCCCGCAGCGGTCGCAAACTCTTTGGAAGCGCGGATCTTCTCCTGCAACCAATCTGGCATATCGTTGAACTGCCCAGCCTCACCCTGCTCGATCTCGTAGTACAACTGATCGTTGGTGGTGGTAGCTGGTGCTTTCATGCCCTTGGGTAGCTTGGATGCACCCGCAATGGCGCAATACTGCCTGCCCTGCTGGCTGGTCTTGTGGATCAGCGTCAGCATAGCTGGCTTGCCAAGGAGGTTCTTCAAGCTGAACGCTTGTAGTTCCTTGGAGGTAAAGGTCTGGCCGCGCCATTGTTCGAGAAGCTTGCGAAGGCTTGCTTTCTCTCCAAGGCTACGGGTCTGCTCAATGGATACCACCATAGGCTTGCTGACCTTGGTTACTTTGCCCTTCTCTTCTACCTCGAACTCGTCCAACTGATCTGGCAACTCAAAGGTCAAGCGGACTTTAGGTGACCACTTCTCTTGGTTGTCCCAATTGGTTTTCTGGTGGCCTAGATCGACTAGGCTGTAGAGAACGCCCACAGTAGCTCCCGCTTCTGGTAGTTTGCGCTCTTGTTTTGCTGACTCGCTTATTGTTAGTGCCATGTTATTTCTCCTTTATTTATTTATTTGGGTTTGTTGTTGTTGGGGTAAGTTCGTCAAAAGCTGGTGACTTAACGTAGAAGCCCTGCGCGATGGTTGCGGTCTTTGCATACTCAATAGTCACATTGGCTGGCGCGATCTGTCGAGCTAAATCACACACGCTGTCGGCGGTCAGTATGACCAGCCATTCCTTGCGTCCGTTACGGCGGAAGAATACTGCTGGAATCTTGCCCGCTGGACAATCCCGCTTGGATTGCTCCATCCACTCTTCGGGTTTGAGGGCTTGGCAACGCTTGCCTTCGATGTGAAATGGAAAATTCTCGCAGACTACATCCCCGCTACCACCCTCTGGATTGCCCGCGTACTGCTGGGTGCGTCTTGCCTTCTGCCAGCCCTGTTCGCGCAGATAATTGGCTAACTCTCTCTCGCCTGCTGCGCCCTTAGCCCTGCTGTTGATCTTGCCCATGGGTTGTGTCTAGCCAACCACCCACCGCAAGGTCGAGCGTATATTTAATTACGCCAAGTCTTATTAGCGTGGCTAATATCCCTATTAAATTTGTTAATCATTGCCCTTATGGTCAGCTTCTCAACAATCTCTTGGTTTGCCTTAATCCACGCCACAGCCTCATCGTAGGACTTTGCATCCTGCAATCCATCCTCAAACTGATCCCACGCCTCTTTGTCGTTCATAGGTTCTGGAATACCCGCCAACTCTGCCCTGTCGATGGGCAAAGCTTAGTTGTTATGCTTTTGCACTTAGAGATTGGCAACAGCCAGAATAGGTCATCGTTCATGCCCCAGCAGGCAACGTAATCCACGCCACTGATAGCGCGCTTGGGGATATTAAATCCATTCCCGCTGCTAGTGCTGAAGCGATACTTGGTGCGTCCTGCCTCTACAGTTTGCGCGGTCTTAACTTGGATGCGGAAGAACTTATTATTCTTCTCAGCCACTACATCATAGCCAGAAAAATCCTCGTAAGGTAACAGCACCGAATACCCGCACCGCAGCAGCGCGCCAGTAACGCGAGCCACCCCAACTGCACCAATTTGGCGTGATGATAATTTCATGCTTGACGGACTTCGGTTTGTGCTAGAGACTTTTCCCAATGAAAGCAATAATAACTATGACACTGACGGCGATGCTGATGGCATCGGTGATGGCGGAAGATGATGATGAAGTAAGTATTGGTGATTTTGCTGGAGGCGTATTAGGCAAGTCAGCAATCATTACGGGTAGAAACACCGCAGTAACATCAGATGGTAAATTCATTTGCTCTAATGGCAGAGGGTTTGCGACATCTGGTGGTTATTATGGTGCGAATGGGCAACAAGTATTTGGGAATGGCAAGCTAGTAGTTAAATCTGGTAGTTTTTTTTATGGAGGCTCCTCCTCTTGGAAGAATGGCAATTCTTATTTTGATGGAACAAAAAGTTCTTGGATTACTGGAAGGCAAAGAATATCCGACTAGCCAAGTCCAAGCCCCAATGGTGCTGGCGAGTAATTCTCTACTGGCTCTGCGGCTTGGGGATTTACACCTTTGGCATATATTGTTGCTGATTGCCTCCTCTTGTTGGAGCGATTTACTATCCCTTGATATAGCTTCGCCCTATTCGGATCAGCCTCTGCCATTGTGCGCTCTTTCCGTAGGTAGGCATCCTCAGTAGCGTTAATCAATTGCTCTGGATTTACTTGGCTCATTGCTTCCAATGTTTTTTTGCCAAACGCCCCGTCAACTTTTACTGGAACTCCTAGCGCATTTAATCCTTGCTGCACTAAAGTCGTGTAACCGCTAGGACCACGATTAAAACCCAAGTCAACGGCTTGAGCCTTCAATGGTTCTGGTACAAGATTTGCAATTGGAGCAGTGTATTCAAGCACATATTCTGCGCTCGCCTTCTCTCTTTGTGCTGGAGGTAATGCAGATATACGCTTAAACGCCTCTGGATGGTATTTATCCGTAATTCCAGCCACTTCTCTCGTGCCGCCGTAGTCTCCAGATGGAATATCGTATACGGCTAGATTGCCTTGCTTATCCCTTCTTGCCTCCCAGTTAATGGTATTATTGGCAACCCAATCATTGAGCGCATTCCCAGTCGCTGCCCTAGTCCCACGAGGTTGCACTGGTCTTGGTGTGGCTGGACCTTGATACGGCATTGCGCTGGCTGGCACACTGCCAGCACCCTCATTAAACTTGCCCTCTATTTGTTGTCGCAAATCCGCATCCATCATTGCCCTTGTATTTGGCGCGCCACCTACCGTAGTGCCGACTTCGCCAGCACCAGCAGGCTCAAGCAATAGGCGAGAAGACTCTCCGCGAATATCCTCTGGAACTGGGACGTATGGTTTGTTGGTCATATCCTCCGCAATAGAACGATTGGTCATATCTTTCTCCATATTTCTTCCTTCTAAAATCCTATTCATTGATTCTCGCATTTGTGGCGTGAGAACATCTCTGCTTGGGTTTACGTTGAATTTTGCCATATTATAACTCCTGTCCAAACTCTATACTTCTTTGGTTCTTTCTAATGAAGCTCTCTCTGGCGGTCTTACTTGCTTTGTTGTAAGCATTAGACAGCGTTTTGACTTGTTCCTCTGGATCAAGCCTTCTAAACATTTTATCACCTAAAAGTTGTTCGGCAACTTGCCTGTTTGCCTTGCCAACCGAGCTTGCATATTCCTCATAAAGTGTTGGATCAAGCCTAAATCTTGCTTTCTGACCAGTCCTTCTTTTCAGGACTTGTAAATCTCGGTCTGGAACTTGCGGGATGCCCTCAGTTTTCCCAGTCTTCTTATACAAATCATAAGCAGCGAGAGTTACATCATCGTAAGTGACTTGTCTTGGCCTTGTTGGATCTATGAAATTATAGATAAATGGGTCAACGCCTTCTGGTGTTTGAGGTATTGTCTGACCCCATACGTTTATTCTTGATGGCAAACCTTCAGCACCTCCAGGCAGCTTTCTCTTGACCACCTCCTTGAATATGTTGTAAGACTTTGTTCCGAAATCGCCACCTTCTATGTCCTTAACTTGAATCTTGTCTGGCATATTTTCGCTCATATACCTAGAAACTGATGTTAACTGATTTGGCAATACTGCCGCTGACAATGCCCCGTAGTAATTCGCAAGCCAAGCGTCCATGTCTTTTGATTCGCCCCTAGAAATTGTGCCAAGCAAACTATTCATGTTTCTTAGGAAGCTTTGATTAAATCCAAATTTAAGAGTTTCTGGGAGTGTTGCGCCCCATGCCTCGCCTACTGATCCAGTCCCGCTCTCAGCCGCCTGATTAGCTGCGTTGCGAGTTGACATAATTGCGCCGACAACTCCCAGTCTTTCAAGCGACCTCAACGAATCCCCAGACTCCATCTCTTGCCTAGATCCCGTTTGCAGAAACCTTTTTATGCCATCAATGTTTATCATTTTAGATGGAGCGGCTTGGAATTGGATGTCCCTCGCCTTATCTGATTTTGGCATTTCGTCTGTTATAACTCCAGCTTTAGACAAGATGTCGGCAACATTTCCAATTGCGTATCCAACGATGGATTTTGCGAATTGTAGTTTTGCCTGCCTAAAGTTTCCCTGCCCTTGTTCGGCAAGCCCGCGAATAAAAGAGTATTCTGGAATTGAATACTGGAGAATTTCATCTATCACATTAGTCGGCGTTTTTTGGTAGGGAAGAACTGCCGTTGTTGCAGTTCTTGCTATGCCAGCCAATGGCCGCCCTATTCCTGGTATTTTCTCCAAGTATTTTGGGGCAAGCTCTGCCAAGTATTGTATGCCCCTAGAAAGTTTTGTGTCCTGCTGGTAAACGGCCTCCGCAACCTCAGAAGCAACCTTATCTGCCTCTACTTGTGTTGGGTATTTTACCGCACGCCTAAGTGCCTCGCCCCTTAGTCCCTCTAATTGCCTCGCTTCCGTAAGAAGCCTTGCCTGAGCCATTCTTCTTGCTGGGGCATCTCCAAGTTGCAAAAGTCTAAACATAATTTCTGGAGGGATTCCAAGCGTACCTTCCGCAAGAAGCCTTACCCGATCCATCGCCTTTGCCGCAGTTCCTTCCATGCCCTCTGCAATTGGCTGGGCTAATCCCTTTCCAGTAAACAATTGTTTCCAAGCGTTTAGTGGCCTAAATCCTCGTATGTTCTCGCCAGCCAAAAGACCCTCTGGAGATATGCCTGTTTTAAGCCCAGCCACTCCTTCCTTTAACCCCCTAACTCCACCCTTGCCAACTTCAATAAATCTTTCCAGTGACCCACGCCCTAATGGAGACACAAACTGCCTCTCTTTTGCCAGATACTTTTCGGCAACTCCTTTTATCCCAGGTATTCTTGTGGCAACTGGTCTTATTATATTTCTTTCAATTTGGTCCAACAGTGATGCTACCTGCCTAGTCGCAGCGCGTGTCGGCATGTTGACCGTATTCCCCAATATGTTCGCGCCCTGGGATAAGGTAGTTAAAAGATTGCCTCTGATATAATCTGGTATTTGCATCCCCAATTGTTTTGCCAACAATCCCGATTCAAATTCAGCCAGCTTACCGCTTGCCAACAATGCCTCGGATTGGCGTTGCTCGGCCAGTTGGTCTGCTTTCTTGGAGAAATCAGTTCTTGCCTTATCATAGGCTTCGCGCATTGCCGTTTCTGTGGCTTGTTTTTTTGTGAATAATTCTATTGCCTGCTGTCTTAATGCTGGGGTTATTTTTGCTCCGCTCTCAATAAGATCCTTCTCTTTTTGCGTAGCAAATTTTCTTGTAGCCTTTATCAGGGTTTTATTTAATATGTATGCGTAACCCTCAGGAGATGTGTTAATAAGCTTTCCTAAATTCATCATTTGGGCTGCATTCGTTAGCTTGCCATAGATAGTGTCAAATAAAGAATCAGCCGCTTGAACATCGCCAGCCAGTCTTGCGTCTTCCATAGACACAAATTTTGCGGTGTCGCCAGTCAAGTCATCGCTTGCAGCAATTGCTGCCCTTGCCTCTGGAGTTAATTTTCTAAGCTCCTTGGCGGTAGATTTTGGAGAAAATGTATTATATAAAGCTCTATTTCTTTTGTCGGCAAATTTAGCGGCCAATTCGTCTGACGTTCTTGGATCTGCTATCATTCGTTCTGCCGTTGCTCGCACTTTTTGTTCTGGACTTGCTCTTTGTTTTAGTTCTTGAATCAACTTCTCCCTATCTGTGGATGGGGCTTTTAAGCCAGCACCAACTGGCTTTCTTATTACTCCCTGCACAACCATTGTTTCTGTGCCTTCCCTGCTGTGAGGAAGAGTAATGCCCTCTATCCCTTGTTTTTTTAGGGAATCAAAAAATGGCTTGTCTAGGAATCTTGATTGCGGTGGTATTTTATTAAAAATTGCATTCTGAACAATGTTGCCAAGCCTTTTTTCGTCTTTTGCGTATAAATCATCTCTTACTTTTTTGAGTGTTTCATAAAACATATCTCCTTCTCGGTAATCAATAAGCTTGCTTGTTGGTATGCTTATCTCATATACTTTCCCCTGCGAGGCAAGAACGCGCTCATATTGGTCAAGCTTTTCAAGTGCTGAATTTGCCTCATCAAATTGCTTCCCACTCAATAGGCCCTGCGGATCAATTTCTGGTTGCCCCGCAATTGCGTTTTTATATGTCCTATATGATTTTATTTCATCATCAGTCAATCCAGCTTTTGACAAATCAACATTCTTTGTTCTTGATGCTTTGTATGATGATGCCACGTCTTTTGATTCGGACATAAACACAAGACCCCTTGTGTCTGGTTTTAATTCCTCGATTTGTGATGATGGCGAGCCATGATAAAATGTTTTTACTGGCACTTCTTCTGCTGAACTAATTGCTCCTTCTGCGACTGCCTCAACCCTTGGCACTGCCTGCTCAACCCTCGGCGCAACGGCCTCGGCCTTTGTAAAAGCCCCACGAACAGCTTGCCCTGCTGCCGTCAATCCTTTTCTACCCACGCCAATAATTGCACCAGCAGTTGGCGTTAAGGCTGATGCAGCAAAAGTAGATACTGGATATTCAGCTATATCACGCTGTCTTTGTGCCTTAAACTCTTCTACTGCCTTATCTCCAGCAATCTTCCTTGCCGCTTCTTCTTGAAGTCTGCCAGCCGCGCCAGCCGATAGAATTGCACCAGTTGCTCCAAGCAGAAACTTTGGAACTGTTGGTATCGGTAATGCGCTTATTCCCTTGACTGCAAGACCAGCAGCAGTAGCTGGTAAAAACTCTTCAGCAACTGCTCTGCCAACAGCACCAGCGCGTGATGGGCGATCAACCGCCTGCTCTGTAAAGTAATCCTCTATCCCAAGATTTTTGGTTGGCTCTTGCTGTTCTTCCTGCTGATCCTTGAAGTAAGTCGCAAGCTCGTCTGGCTGCTGCTGTGCTTGTTGCGCTTGCTCGCCACTATCTTCTTGGGCGAAATACTTGTCCAACTCGTTCGCAACTGCCATATAATTTATGGCACTACTTGATAGCCCATTTCAATATATTTCTTTGATTCCCTGTTCCAAACTTCGGCTGGTACTGTTGCGGTCTTTCCGTCTGGATTGCGTATTTTAACTCCCGCTTTTTTTGCTGCTGGTCGTTCTAGTGCGGGAGCCTGCTCTTGCATCGGTGCAGATCCCACAACATCCATAGGAGCAGAAATTTCTGGAGTACCCATATAACCAGCGCGCTCCTCAAGAAGTTTTTTTAACTGTTCTTGGCGAGATGTTGCCCTCTGACCAAATGTTTCACCGCCTGTCAGTCTTCCGTAAATATCTAGTCCTGGGTATTCGTTCGTAGTCCCAGCAGCCTCTCTTGCTTCTGTTTCGGCCTTAATTGTTTCCTGCCTTTTTGCCTTAATTCTTTTCTCAACAGCTTCGATTCTTGCTTCGTTCATCTCGTCAGCAAAAGCACTTTGCGCTGTTTCCATGTTTCTTCCAGCACCAGTAAGATATGGTTGAAAGTCTGGGTTTGATTTTACAGAGTCATATTCATCGGCATAAATGCGCGCCTTTGGTCTTCCGTTTTCGTCAATATCAACATAAGATCGCATTGGCTTTACGACTTCTTTTTGCCCATCAAGATTTAGATTAAACATTGCCATATTATTGCTCCAATTATAGTTTGTTAAAACGATTTGCTAAAGCTAAATAAATTCCCAAGACCAGAAGCAACATTTCCAAATGCTTGCGATCCAGTTTCCTGCCTAGAAATCGCACCAATCTGCGCACCGTAGGTGCTAGCTCCGTAATCAGCCTGCGATCGATAAAGCTGATTAAACGCATTGGTAAGCTGGACAGGAATCTGCTGGTCAACCGCTTGATAGAATGGGGCAGCGGTAGAAGCTTGCTGATTAAACCCACCAGGCAAGGCTTGATTGGCTTGGATATACTGCTGCATCGCGCTCTGCTGTTGCCCCGTGCGTGCGCCTGCGAGATTGTAGATGGAAGGTCCGCCACCAATGAAGTTAGCGGCTGCACCCAGCCTGTTTTGACGCAATGCGTCACGGAACGCTATATCAGCTTTGAGCGCATCACCACTCGACAAGCCAGATCCAAGGAAGTTTTGCGCTGCTCCGTAGCGTGCCAGCTTGCGTTGCTCGCCAGCCGCACCGATCTGTGAGGCTTCTTGTACTGCTGGTCCAAGGCCAAAGACGTTGCCACGGGCAGTCTGTGCGGCTCGGATAGATTGCTCGTATCCACGCCGTTCTTCCGCGCCAATGGTCGAACCAAGGCGAAGCTGATTGAGAGCCTCGTCCTCGATGGTCTTGCGGATTTGCTCAGTCTCTGGCGTGGTCGTTGCACCAATTGGCTCAGTTGCCATCTGGCGATACTGCTGGCCCAAGCCAACCGCAGTGCGGTAGGAATCTGGATCAATCTGGAAAAGCTGTTGGGAGGCACGCTCTTCGGGTAGCTGTGCAAAGGTGCGGAAGGATGTGATCTCCTTCAACGCCTCTGGGCTATCCATCGTGATAGGCGTGAAATTCTTTTGCATATCCTGCGCGCCAGTAACTGCGCTGGTCACGCTTTTCAAGTCATCGTTGAGTTGCTTGATAAACACTTCTGAAGAAGTACGCCTAGCGTCGCCAGCGGGAAGATCGGCAAGAAGCTTGTTGGCCGTGTTGAGCCTTTCGGTAATCCCAGCAATCTGAGTGTTGCCGCGCTCGATTACGCTGTTGAGGCGGGATAGCTTTGAGTTGTTGTAATCATCAATGATGTTCTTGTCGGACACCTGGAAGTTTAACATCGCGCCAAGGTCGGACGATCCGTAGTTACGGCCAGCGGAAAGCTGAGTTAAGGCTTGGTTAAACTCTGGACCAGCATTAGGGTTTTGCATTCCCATCCCTCCAGCAGTCAATGCTTGGATTTGGGATGCAAGAGAGTTACGGGTATTCTCTTGGCTTTGAATTTGCGCCAAGCTTTGTTTCTGTTCTTCGTCTCGCGCTGCATCCTTGTAGTCTTGATAGGCGTTATCAAAATCGCGCTTCATTGCTCCAGCCCTAGATGGAGTAATTGTTCCCGTGATCCGAATTCCATTGTTGCTTACTTGGACTTGATCGTTTTCAAATTGATCGTAAGATGGGGCAATTACAGGGTTACGATTCGTCCAATTTGGTGCGTACTCAACAAAACTTCTATTAGGTTGCCAAATTTTGTTATAAAATTCTTGTTTTGATAGAACTGCCATATTACGCCTTTAACTCTGGACTACCAATGTTCGTGCCAATTGTGCCGTAAAAATCAACTGGTCCTGGCTGGCGGTTGAACGCCACATTCTGCTCAACTGAGCTATACGGAGATGCCCCGTAAAGACGCTCGAACTGGCGGGTCATCTGATCGCCTAATCCGCGATTCAAGGCATACGCTTGCGGGCTAGTCTCGTACTGCCTGCGGAGTGATTCTAGGGTGCGTTGCGGCCCGTACTGCCGTTCTAACTGCATCCCAGCCTGCACACCTGATTGCTGGTCTAGGGCTGATAGCTGACGTTCTAGGCCACGCTGTTGAGGTAGATATTGGATGCGAAGCTTATTCTCAAGCTGTGCCATCTCTGGTGCTTTTTCAATATAAGTCTCAATATTCTTCTTGTATGCCTCAGCATTGGCCTGTGCGACCGCTGCTGGATCGGGCGGAGGGGGCGGGGCGGGAATAGAAGGTGATCCACCCATGGTGTTAAACCCTAGCCTTTCGCATAAATGTCATATAGTCGTAACTCCTTGGTTTGCCAGAACGATTAAAGGTGATCCGCTTGCGAGGACCGAAACGCTCCCAAAGGAGCAACAGCAAGCAACGTAGAGATTTACCACCCTTTGAGGAGATCGTCAAGTCGACAAAGACATTCTCCCCATCTTCGCTATGCACATAATGGTCAGCCTTTTGGCCGTCCTTGATGCACCTAGCCAGAGCCACGCCTGCTATCTCCTCCCCATCCTTAACCACCCCAACCATGCCCTGCTTCTCAAACCAGCCAAACCAAGCCTCTAGGTTAGGCCACATAGCCTCTGGCACGCCACTTTCCTCTATATACTCCAGCGCGGTCATATTGACTTCTGCACTTCAATAGTGTCTGGATTGGCTGCTGCAATGATTTGACGCAATGCAAACTGCCCTGTTGAACTTGCAACTTTGATTGCTATATTGCGCCATTTTTCGTAGCCACGCAGATCATTGGCAACCCTGTTCTTTGCCGAGGCAGTAAGAACGGCTGGCAAGACAAATGGGAGAAGAAGCTCATCGGTAGACGGGTCTAGGTTGGCAAGCACAGATACAAACGATGAGTCCGTATCGCGCTGGATATATATATCCACGTCTTCACTAAATGTCTTATCAAAGCTTACCTCAAAATGGCTGCCATATTTACTAGCAAATGGATCGCCAAATATAAACGCTCTAGTCGAAACGTAGGACTCATAATAAGATCCAGAATCCTTGTAGTCATTGGCTACAGTTGAATTTAGCGTTTTATAGCCATTATAGTTTGTGATTAAACCATTGGATGACTTGGCCGCAAGTCTGCGACCCAACGCACCAAAATTAGTTTGCGCAAGCTGTATGGCTCCAAAGCTCCATACTCCCTCAAAACATTGTAAAATTGTGTTGTAAACTATCATTGAATTGCATATCTCGCTCGAACCTATAGGCACAGAAAGTATATACCGATTGTCATTAAAGATTGCGTATGACTTGCCAATGTTAATTGGATTGATGGTAAGGATAACGTCTTTAATAATCTCGCTTAGTGGCAACCCAACTGATGTAAAATCGTCTGCCACAGATCGGCTTAATGAACGAATGCCGTCTGTAGCTAAGAAGAATACGTCCGAATTGACCTGTATCGCAGTCTTCTCGGCAACGCACCCAGTTGTTGAGCTAACCTGTTCAACCACCCAATCGGCGGCAGAGGTCATATCGGTTGGGATAGATACTTGATAAATCTTAGATGGCTTAAATACAATTAGTCTATTGGCGTAGTAAGGAACAACTGCGGTTATCTCTTCTCCGTCAGCACCACCAACAACGATGCTGTTCTCTGATGCCCACAATCCAGCGTCCAGAATATCACTTGCGTACAAGGTATTGCGCTCGGCTCCGCTACCCACGCCAAATAGCCTGTTGCCACTTGTAACTAAGATACGCAAACCAACTGGAGGTATACCCATAACAGCCTTTGCCGTAGCACCAGATCCGTTTCCTATAATTGTCACGGTAGGCGTGCTTGAGTATCCACCACCAGAATTAGTCGATACAGTAACAGCCGTCACAGCACCGCCAGCGGTAGCTGCAAGCAAGGTTGTTGGATCACCGCCCAAATTTGGGCCAGTAATAACCGCCGTTGCCGATGTGTAACCAGTGCCAGCCGTAGTTACCGTAACTTCCCTAACCTTCCCACCTTGCTGCTTTACACTTGTTCCGTTCCAAACCATCAAGGCTCCAGTGCCATCAACCAAGTATTCAAGGTCATTGAATTGAATCATATTGACTTTGTTTGTGGCTGAAACCAAATATCCGTTCTCCCATACTTGCGATGTTGTACCCCAAGTTGATGTGGTAGCTGACCAAGTTGCAAGGGCTGGTTGGGCAGATCCCGATGGTACAACGGTTCCGCTGTTATCTATGGCAAACAATCTTCCGCTGGAAACCGTAAGTAATTGCTCGTAGGTTGCAGTATCGTAATAGCCAAGCCCGCCAACTGATGTTGTTCCAGTTGTGGTTGCTCCTGTGGAGAAATTCGCAAATCCGTACCTAGTTTCAACTCTACCTTGTGGGGATAGAGTCATGTTCTTTAACTCTTGTACTTGGTTCTCGGCCAAGTTATCTGACTGGATTCCGCTGGCTTGACCTCCGCTAAATTGACGGATTCCGTCAAACGCCAAGAGATCGTCTAGGTTATTGTCGTAGTAAGGCATGACTGCCTCCCTTTAAGCCGAGAACATTTCTTCTATGGTTAGCTCGCCTAAACTTTGCGGAGTGATCTGTTTGATACCGCCAACCTGGCTCAACTCGTAGTTAGCCATAGCTGCAAGGTCAGAATTGGCGGTCTGCGTAATGGCTTGTGCCTTGGCATATTGCCGTTCACGCTCTAGGGCATCAGAATGGGTTAAGGCCAGAACAAGATGATGAACGTGGGGCAAGCGAAGTTCATCATTCAGAGCCGAATCAGACGGAGGAAAGTCAACGATGTAATTTGTCCTAGTAAGACACTTTAGCTTTTCCACAACACGCAATGGTATTGTACCAGATGTTTTAAGCCTTGGGTAGAGATTTAACTGTGCAATGCCACTGCTATTCCTGCCCGTAAAATGGTATGTATCTGGATCGCCAGTACGCGCATCGTCAAGCAGGCCTGGGTCTTGGCTTACAATCGTAGCCAAGTCAATCGGGTCAACCTCTGCATCGTTATAAGCAACCGAAAGAGGTGTCTCGACATTAGTTCCTAGCGTGATCTGCCTGTTTGTTCCAACTGAATAGGTCGAGTTGGTGACAGTCTCACGCCAAGGGGCAAAGTCCCATACTCGGCGGTAAGCCAAGCTTGCGGCCTTCTGCAAGAAGGTAAGCGTATCCGAGTCGGTCTTGCCAACCTTCTCGCCTGCATATTGAGCGATTTCAGTTAGGGTCATTTATGCCCTTCTTAATTCAACACGCTCGGCCAAACTGCCTTAATCTCTTCAGGCGTGTTGCCAACAATCTCAGTCTGGGTTACATCACGCAAGGCTTGTTTCTTTGATGCAATTTCAGCCTGCTTCTCGGTGTCAGCCGACTCAACGGCCTTCATAAATTCGATGTCGAGCGAAGCAAGCAAGGGCTTACGAGCTTCACGCCACTTGTCTTTCCATATGGCCTTGGCCTTGTCGGAATTAATTGTGATTCTATCCTTAGAATATTCCCAAGCATCCCGAAATGTCCTATCATTTGGAACTAGAGATTCATCAATTATGCTATATTCTACATCACTCGGAACATCTTTTTTTGCGACCCCCTCAATACTGTCTGTGTTCCATGGTGCTTTGGAAACAACAAATACAAAACCATTTTGTTTATATATAATCTTTTTCATTTTTCTCTTACTCCGAAAATACAATGCAACTTATGTCGCAGTCCTGTGGAGAGCCACCAGAGTTTCTGCTTTGATATGTAACTGCGCTAGTTGTTAATCCAGTTCTTTCAATACCACCCATTGCGCCAGCAGCGTGATTTGTGGCAACGGCGACTGCATTAGTCGATGCGGTAAAATTAAAGTTTAGCTGCAATATCCCACTCCCACCATCCGTAACAGATGAAAATCCAAATCCACCAGACTGTAGAGTTCCACCGTTTTGTGCAACAGCAAATGCGATAGCTGTTCGTTTTTTAACATTATCAGCTTCTGTTGAGCTTGTCGATAGCTTTGCAAGTGTGATCGATCCATCCGCAGGAGTTGACGAAAAAGTTCCAGTTGTAGCCGATGTAATTCTTCCTTTTGCGTCAACAGTTATGAATGGGATTGCAGAAACGCTTCCATAGGTTCCAGCCGTTGCTCCGCTTGTTCCAAGTGTTCCAGTTCCGTTGCTGATTGTGAAATCACCAGCAAGAGTAGTGGACAGATTGGTAATAGTTCCAGTAGTGCTGTTGAGTGTAGCAATCGTTCCAGTAGTGCTGTTAAGCGTAGCAATTGTTCCAGTAGTGCTGTTAAGCGTAGCAACTGTTCCAGACGTAAAGATCCCCGCTGTGCCAGTTGTAGTTCCAGCGGTAAGGGTTGGGATAAGACCAGTAGTAATTGTGCCAGATGTGAACACGCCTGCCGTTCCAGTAGTAGTGCCAATCGTAGCATTGTTGGATACCAGTGTTGGAATTGTTCCAGTAGTAATCGTTGCGCTAGTGGCAACAGTGCGATTAGAGGTAATTGTGCCAGAAAGATTGGCGGTAGTGTAAGTTCCGTTAGTCAGCGAGTCATCAAACAATTTCTGCACTGTTATCCGATTGGCCGCACCGCTATCTCCGTTATCGGTATCTGCAATAAGAAGCTGGTCTAACGTGCTAACCGTTGCAGACATTGCTGTTTGCTCGGAGATAACACCTGTATAAATATTTAACTGGCTGGTGATGTTATTGAGCTTGGCTCCTGTTACTGTATCGCCATCAGCAAAAGATTGTCCTGTATTAAATTTAGACATATTAAGTTACAAACCTCATTGCGGTTGCGTATAGAGTGCCTGCTGGAGTTGTGCCGTGGGAAACTATATCTGTATTAAGTATTACATATCGAATCGTATCTGCCGATTCAACCCTAAACGAAGGAATTAGTCTTTGAGCTAAGGTGGCGTTTGTGCCTGTGCTTGAACCAATTGATGTAAGCCCACCAAAGACAATGTCTCCCAAGGCTGCGCCTGTTACTGTAAATGTTCCTGTTGTAACATTTGATCCCGCTGTGGCCGAATCTAGGTCTTGGAATGTAGAGCCAGTAAACGCTGCGGTTCCGTAGCTAACAGCAGTAAGTCTTGGACCAGATGCGCCAACCTTCAGCGTGCCAACTGTTGCTGTGTTCGTTACTGCAAGCGTGCCAATCGTGGAGGTGTTGACGGATTCAGTGCCAATCGTAGCCGTGCCAGTAGTAGCAGAAATGCTGGAGCTAAAGGTGGCTGCGCCAGTAACCGAAAGAGAGCCTGTGCTGCTCACGCCTCCTGTGGATAGCTGAAGCGCGGAGGATACATTATTTCCATCGGTGATGGTCTGGATCGTGCCGTCAATGCCAGTAGTGCCGCTAGTCTTAATTAGCTGGACGTAACTAGTCGAAATGTTCTGCGTTCCTAATGTTGCCATTTTATCTCCCTAGCCGTTAAAGCGGTTTTTGAGGACATCCCAAGCCATTGAGCAGGCCAGCCCAACGACTCCAGCTACAGCCAGAACCTTCGTCTTTAAGGTTTCCAGCGCACCTAACCTATTAGCAACATCCCCGTGGAAAGCAAGTGACCTTTCAACCATAGCGTAAAGCTGAAGCTGACGCTCTTCCATCCTAGCCAGGCGGATTTCCATGCCCCAGACTTGCTCTTCGCTCATGGCTTAGTTGCCCCAAGGTCAGATGCTGCGCCCATGTCGCTGTAGCGTGGAAGCGCGTTGTTGTCTTCTTGCTTTGGCGAACAGGAGGCAAGGGCGAGGCAGAGGATGACTAGCGGAATGTTCATCAAGCGGCGGTGATGGTGATGGATGGAGACCATCCAGTTGTGGGAACATTGTTTGCGTCTGTGCTTGCATTTTCGGAAAAAATTGTGGCTGGATCATTTCCCGAAGCTAAAACCCAATCATTGCCAAGATAGTCGCCATTAAAGTTTGTGTTTCCAGGTGAGGTAATATAAAAAATTCCAGCTGCCAATAAATAGTTAAATGTTCCAGGTATTGGGGTATCCGTATTAACTCCAGCAGAACTTGTTTTTGTGTATGTTCCATTCGCAATCCCAGCCCCAGAAACTATAATTTGTGCTGGCAGGCCAAATGAAGGTGTTCCTCCTCCACTCTTAACCTTACGAACGGATTGCACGCCCAATCCTAAAGATAGTCTTGGCATATAATTAAAATGCAATCAATCGCCAAGGGATAGAACCTTTGGCGATGTGATTACTTGAATCATTAACCAGCTATGTAGCCGATCACCTTGCCAGTTCCAGCCGTGTAGCTGTCGAACTCGCCATAGATGATGTTGCCAGAGCCAATCGTAACGCCTGTCAGAGTACCATCATATTTACCGCTAATTGCGCTAAACGTGGTATCTGCAAGCATCTGGATCGCCCAGTAGCCAGCAGGAGCTGTTCCTTGTGTCCCTACGGAAAATCCGTATTGACCTTGGAATTTATCTAGTGCGCGTGACATTAGCTGTGTAGCGCGATGCGATAGCTCGTGCCGTTAAGAGTCACGTTCAATGACGCAGGGGATGTTGCAACAGTATTAACCGTGCCACCACTGGAGCTTGCCGTAAACTCAATTACGTTTGTCTGACCTTGGGTATCAAAGCGAATAGCTTTTCCCTTGGCCTTGCGTTGGCTTCGTACAAATTCATTTGCCATATTATTTTCTCCTTATAGCCGCACGTTTGATGCTATCTGGCGTGAAGTTACTTTTGAATCTACTGCCAAGCTTTTGTTCTTGGCGGTAGTACCCCTTCATTAAGTTTGTTTGATTGACTCCCAGCGGGTTGTCGAGGGGTTCGCCAACCCCCACTAGGCTCAATCTTTGCGGGACGGTGAATCGTTTAAGGTAACGAGGGACA